TGACGGCTTAATTTAGTTGACGAGCCACGCATTAAACGATAATTAAAACAGCCCCCGTATTTGTTTATTCCTAGTTCGTTAATCTTATCTATACCATAAGCGGTTAAAATGTCGTTAAACACGTTTAAAAAGGCATCCGCTACCATATTATGGCATCTCATTGTTTTAACTGGTTTGCCGTCGTACAAAAATGAATAAGGCAATTTAATTGAAACAAGCCCCGCCCCTTCGGGTGTCGGTACACCGTACTTTTTATTGAGCTGCTCGGTTGTTAATTGTGTCATATCTTCTTTTGAGCGTGAAAGACAGCTTTACCACCAAACACCGCAGCGCCTACCGAAAGTAAAGCAATACCAATTGGAGCGGTAACGACTCCTAAAGTTAAAATGGTCGCGCAAGTTATACCTATAGCCGTTGCAATTTTTCCTTTTCTTTTGTCGCTCATTGGTGTACGCGATCTAATCCTGTCAATTAATTTCATATTGTTTATTTTTGGTTAAATTTTTTCTTTTAAGTGGTTTAACTCTGAGTCGTGAACGGCTATCATTTTTGAAAGGTAGTTATTATTCTTTGAAAGCTCCTTTAAAATTTCGCAAGTTTCAGCGTGTTTTTTATCGTTGTTTCGAACTACCATTACAACAATAACACCGAGCAAAGCGCAAACAATACCAAATGGAATCCAGTTTCCATTTATCGAATTTTGTGTTATTTGTTGAATTTCTTGAGGGTTCATTACTTAGCTTTTATCATTTCAACAAAACTATCAAAAATATTCTTTTCGCCACCTGAAAGCTCCGAATAAATAATTTCTTTTTGTTCTGTTGGCATTATTTCAGAACCGTATTGAGCTAAAGCTCTCACAAAAGGAGCCGTTTCAATTTGCACTACTATTTGTTGTAAATTTTCCATAATTATAATTTATTAACCTATTTTAATGTTTCCGTATGTGTCGGGAGCGTTTGTTTGCGCTTGTGTTATATTAGCATTTACAGCTGTTGTTGCGCCTTTGTAAACGTTTGCCCCAAAATATACGTTAATAGCTGAGCCAAAATGTAAACAGTTAGCGGAGGCGTGTGTAACTTCTAAATGACAGTTAAAAACATCTGTAAAAGCTGCGTTACTACTGACCGCGTGTCCTCCCGCATTGTTCCAAGTGCTTCGTGCTGTACAATTATGTAAGGAACCTTTGCAATATATAGCATAAGCTGCTGTCGATATACCCGTGCAATTATACGCCTTTTTTGTCGATGTTTCAACGTTTATTCCTGAGTTTGCCGTCGAATAACCGTTACAGTTGTAAATATCTTCTAGCGCTCTAAAGCCATAACTAGCACTCGAAAAGCCGCTGCACCCCGTCGCATATCCTGAACATATTATTCCATAAGTGGAAGTCGAATAACCGTTACAATTTTGCATAAATCCACCCGTTCCACCAATATTGATCCCTTCTCCCGCTGAACTTCTACCCGTACAATTGAATAGTTTGGCGCTTGAATTTGTCGCAATTGCTATCCCGCCGTCAGAGTGTCCCGTCGAGTCGTAAAGGTCGCCTGTATCTACATAAATTCCGACTGAAAATTTACTATACCCGTAACATCTGTAAGCCCTAGAGCCTGAGCGACAATTTAACCCATATGCACCACTTGCACCAGTCGATAAATGGTTACCACCTACTAAAATTCCCTCCGTTAAAGTTGCATAGCCAAAAGTTGAAACAACGTCGACGCCGTGTAAAGTAATTTTTGAGGCTACATTATCAATGTATAAGCCGAGAGCGTTAAACATATTAGAAGTTGCGCCCGACCTTTTAATTATACCATTAAAAATAGAGCAAGTCAAAGCGACGTTATTATCCCCAAATGAATTATTTGTGCCTGAATTACTAGCTGTATAAGTGTGACCGTTTAAATTAATATTAACTCCGTCTTTTAAAGCAATTGAAACAGCTCCCGTTTCTGTAATATCGGTAAATACTTCAATTGTTGTTCCGCTTGAAGCTGCCGCAATTGCTAGTGTCAAAGTAGCGTAATAAGTATAAACCCCCGAAGCGTCCGCAATACCGCAAACACCCGAGCTTGACGAAGGCGCCGCAAAAGTTCCGTCGCCCCTTAAAAAAGTAGTTGTATTGTTTGGAGGTGTAGGAACCGCGCCCCCTACCGTTGCGCTCATTGCTGGTAAATCTGAATTGACCGCAATTGAGGGCGCGCCCGTTCCTGTTGTATTCTTTAAAATTCCAGTCGCTAAAGCGGCAAAAGTTGAAATATTAGGTTTTAAAGCTAAACCAGTATTAACCGCGTCAACTGTTGGGTATTTTGTAGCGCTTGCCGTTAAATCAGTTTGTTTATTTGTTAATAATTCTCGGGCTGCTAAAGCCGTTGTCATTGTACCCGAAAAATTAGCGTCGTCCCCTAAAGCTGCAGCCAGCTCATTTAAAGTATCTAAAGCGCTGGGAGCTGCATTTACTAAAGCGTCAATCTTTGCCACGATTTGAGTTTCAACGGCTTGAACTGTCGGAAAAAGTACATCGTTTAAAGTTGAAAAGTCAGTAACTTTGTTGTTTGCGTCCTCGGCTCCTAAACTAACCAAACTTTGATCGCCCGTATTAACCCCTGAGACTTGGTTTATTTTAACCTTGTCCGCTGCAATCATTAAACCCGCCTCACTTACTGTTGACGCGGGGATTGTTACGTCCGCACCCGTTGAACTGGTTAATAAAAACGTGTTCGCCGTTTTTGTTGTTATTGCTAGGTCGGTCGTTGTCGTTAATCCAGCGTCAATAAAAGCCCTAATTTCTGCGGCTGTGACTTCGTTAGCACCCCCTTCGTTTAAAACCGTGTCAGCATTTTTTTTGTGTGCTAAAATAGCGGGGAAAACTTCAACCCAGTAAGCTTCGTCGGTTGACGGGGTTACACCAATTGAGGGCGCAGCATTAACATACTCGTATAAACGACCGCCATACGTTGAATAATTTAAAACGGTGTCGTCGTATGTTTCCAGTTCATCAAAAGCGATTACGCCATTTGTAACACATAAAGCGACAAGGTCGTTAAAAATATTAATGTTATTATTATCAAAGTCCTCGTTTGTTAAAAAATCGTCCTTTGTTGTAAGTGGCGAATTTATAAGCTCGCGTAAAATTAAATCGTCTGAGTTCATAGGTTGTTAAATTTGTCTCATTTTTATACCGTGTTTAAAATTTGTCGTGCGTCCTGCATAACTCCAAAGCGGAAAATCTGAGCTGTGACGGTCTAAAAATAAACGTGTCCTTTCTTCGTGTACCGTTGCGCCGCTTCGGGCTTGTGTTACAAGTCTGCTAATCGCTTTCGGGTCGGCTCTCTCGCTGTATTGAGTTGTTTTATTAACAAACCCCGTCGGCGTTGACGTAATACCGTCTAAAGCGACGAAACGAGCGTAAGAATGATAAACCAAAACAGCCCGTAACCCTTCAAATTTATATTCCAAATTATTAAACGTGTATTTTTTCCCGTTCCATAATTCCGAATAAGCCGACAAAGAGGGCGACGCTTCAAAATCTTCAATCAAAGCAATATAAAAAGAGTCACCTAAAAAGGCGCGTAAATCAAAGTCCTGAGCTTCTAAAATCAAAGGGTTTAATTCCTTTTCCTGAGCAATATTTAAAGAAATTCCCTTAAAATCTCGAATGTCTGAAAGTGTTATTAATTGCGTTTCCATTTCTTAACGGTTTAAAGTTGTCGGCTCGGTTGTAATACCTAGCATTTGATTTGCCTGTTCGTCGCTTAATCCGAAAAGTACTTTCATAGAACCCTTTTTTTGTTCGTCGCTTAAATCTAAACTGGACAAAATCGCTGTTAACGCTTGCATCCCACCAACTCCCAAAGTAACCGCCAATAAAGTGGTGTCGCTCTTTGCATCGTCTGCGGCGGCATCCCCATTTTTAACCCTTATTTCGTTTTTAGTGTAATAAGGTAAATAAATGGCGTCAATCGGTTTTGTCGAAGGTATAGGAATTAAACTATAATCATTTGAGGGACAAATCGGAAAACTCCAATTTGAAAAAATATCTTTTAGGATTTCTTCTATAACTAAACGGTCGCCCGCTGTAATGTCATTGTAATAAGTTTTAGCATTTAAAAGCTCGTCACTTGAAAAGCCCGTTGACGTTTCCAAAAGTAAAACGGCTGGTATAAAAAACTGTTTGCGGATTGCTTCTTGAGCTGACGTTTCAGTATATTCATAAAGACGGTCATAGTTTTGAATCTCAATCTTTTCGAGCTTAATATTTTCGGCGCCGTTTTCTTCTTCTAAAACTAGAATAGTTCCCGCACCGTCGCCACCTTGAAACTGTCGCAAATTATCGTCGAATACTTCGGCGTTTTGTGCGGCTTCAGGGCTTTCGTCTTTACCGACACGCATAATATAAGAAGCGAGAAAGTTTTTAGCGCTTGTCGAATGTTTAAAACGCTTTAATTGCGCTTCGGTTTGCATATCTTCTAAAACAGCATCGTAAGGAGCTAAAGAATATTCATTTTCGCCGTTGACGCTCCAAAGATAAACTTGTCCTTTGTAGTTTTCCCAGCCTTCGGCGGCTTCGACTTGTTCGTCAACTTTTGATAAGTCGTAAAGGTCAATATATTGTATTAATTCTTTTTTAAAAGTCTTTCGTTTTGTTTTGCCCCAGTCGTCATAAACGGCAATTTTCCCAGCGTGTACACCGTCGGGGCTTGTAAGTCTGCAATATTCCCACGGAATAGGCGTAGCGGTTACGTGCTGCTTTAATCCGTTAAAATTAATGTGAATAGCTACCGAGTCAAAGCGACCTTTTGAATTGCAAATTTTACGGATAAATTTATCGACTGTTAAATTATCTTCGTTAACACGGGCTTTGTAAAAATCGTTATCAGTCGCCCCGTTCCCCATTATAAATTTAATAAAGGTTTTTAGGCAAGCTTGAGCCGTTCCGCTGTCGTTTGTGATATTGTCAACGCGTTGCGGGTAAAGGTTGTCAAAGTCAAAGTTTAAAATCCCGAGTGTCTTATCTTCGACCTCAGTTATTCGCTTTTCAACTTTTAAGGCTGTCGCTTTTATCTTTGCCATTTTATGAATTTAATTTAACCAATGTTATTAACAGGTTTTTTTTCGGGTTCTTTGGATATTCAACGCCTTTACTTTTTAAGATCGCAATTAACTCGGGAACTTTTAAATCTTCAATTGTTAAAAAGTCCTCAATATCTTCGACCTTGTCTTTAACCGCATTTTTGATTTCTGACAAATCGCAAATTTCCCTCCAATTGTCAGGTACACGCTTAAAGAATTTAATTAAGGCGGGAACCGCTTTTAAAGCCGCGATCATTTGCTCGTCGCTTGAGTGTTCCGTAATTGTGTCACATTGAAAAGATGTCACAACCTTTCCTTTATGCAAGTGAAATTGTCGATTTGTTTCGCTCATAATTTTATTATTGATATTTGTAAATTTTAACATAATAAATAAATCCTCTATACATTCACATTTTGCGCGTTTATTCAATCCTATACCAGTCAAAAGAAAGTTTAGTTTATTCGCATTTTTCCATTCGATTGAATTGGTATCTTTGCGCCAAATCTCTTTCGTGCCTTCGCTTTTTAAAACTATTTCTTTTAATTCAAGCATAAAAAAAAGGTGTAATTTATATTACACCTTTTAAAAATACAAAATATATTTTAATAAAAATTCACTCTATTATAATAATGCGTCAACGATTGCTTTAGAAGCCGCGTAGCTAGTTATAAATAAAGCATTTGGTAAACGTGGCTCTTTGTTTACATCTGTAAAGAATGTAAAATCAAACGCCCCTTGAGTGTCTGCGTTATTCGGGTCTCTTTCAATTACAGTTAACTCAAGCCCCGACGTAGCGCCGTAAACTTCAAACGCTGAATTTCCCGCCGTTCCCTTAAAATAATTTTCTGTAATTATAATAAAACGACCGTCTTTCATTGAATTTAATTGCGACTTAATCGCTGGCGAAATATCAAAACCTTTAGCCATTACCGTATGGTCAAACATTTTATTAAACCCGACCTTCACTAAAGAAGCCTTTGGAGCAATAGAATTGTTTTTTCCGTCGATTTGATAAGCCGTTGCACCTGACGCGAGTATAATATCCGTAATTGTTTCACCGTCCGCAGCATAAGAATAACTTAATACATCGTCAAAGTTCATAATAACAGCCCTATCACGTGTCCCGCCTTGAACTGGAACATCGCAACTTTTTAAGATACTCGCTGAAATTTCACCGCAAACCGTAACCATTGAAACACCTTGAAACATCGGAGCAACAAAAGAATGAATAACAGTAACACCAACGGCAACCCCTACCGATAAAATCGGATTAAGTCCAGTCGTTGAAATAATAGCCGACAAGCATAAAAGCATTGTAAGCGATAATAAAAAACTCATTAATTTTTTCATTTTTTCTATTTTTTAAAAGATTAAAAAAAAGCTGGCTTTTAAACCAGCTCTTTAAATTTAGTAAGCCGCTTGTATTTCGTGGTCAACGATAACTTTCGCGTCAATATTGAAAGCAAAGTCAATGTGGTTTTTCTTCGTTGTACGGTCAAAGATTACATCGAACCCGCTCATCTGTGAACTTTCTTGAGTTCCAACTTGAATATTGTCAGGAGTCAATAAGATAGCTCTGTGAGGTAAATAATACTTTGTACCGTCTGAATAATAAGAGCGTATAATTCTATCCCAAAGGTTAAAACTAATTACTTCAATACCGCCATTTTTCAATATGGTAATTCCGTTTTCCATTCTCTCAGTAGTAAATGCAACGTTTGCAGCGATTAACTCGCGCTCGTATTGGTCGGCAACTGACGCCGTAACAACGTAAACAAGTCCCGCCTTTTCTCTCAATCGATAGTCAGCTCCAAACTTCATATTTTGCAAAGTGTTTGTTACTACTCGGTTTGTCGTGTCGGTTGTACTAAAAGCTTGTAAAGCAAATGTCGCCTCATCGTTTTTAGTAGTAAGTCCCGCCGTTTTTCTTGTCGAGTCAGCGGCAACAATTGCAAAGATTTGTTTAAACAAACCGTCGATTTTATTGAAATACCCTACTGTCGTTCCCGCTGTTAAAACACCCGCTGGCGAATCGTTAACGTCCGCAGCGTCAACGTCAGAAAACCAAGCAATACGATAAATCGCTTCTTGAATCGCGTCAGTTACTAAGTCTTGAACAAACATAAAGAATTCCGTAGCTGTCAAGTCAGCTTTTTGTACTCCGATTTGTAAGCCATACGCCCAAAAACTTTCTTCCAAGGTAGTATAACAAGCTGTAAAGCGATCTGAAACCGTTACAGGCTCCCAAAACTTTTCGCTCATTGCTACTGTGTTTGTTGCTGCGGTTGGGTCACACCCACCAGCTCCCAAACCTACAAGCCCCGAAAGTCTCCCAAGAATTACGATTTGCTTTTTTTGGACAATACCATTGACAACGGTATGGAATTTTGATAACTCAGGCTTTGAAAATCCGCTTTCAAAAACCGCCTCACTTAACGACTTAATTTCTTCGCCGTTGAATGTTAAATCTGCAACTGTTATTAGTGCCATAATTTTGAATATTAAATATTGTTTTGTTTACTCTTTTACTTTGATAATTCAGCTCTTTTTTCGGCTGCTTTCTCTTTAATTGATTTTTCCACTATTGGAGCAATTACAGGCTTGAAAGCTGCGCGAGCTTGAGGCGGTGTAAAATTGCTTTTTACTTTTGCTAAAGCTTCCATTTCTTCGACAACTTTCAAAGCTGTTTCGTTTGCTTCGGCTTTCTCAGTTTCTAAAATAAAGTTTTGAGCTGTTAACTCTTCGATTTTAGCGTTAAGCAATTCAATCGAGTTTTCGACTGGTGCTTCCGCTGGTGTGATTGTCATAATAACACCGTCAACGATTTCTAAAATCGTTCCGTCCTCAAGTGTGTAAGTCCCACTTTCTGCGGGTGCACCGTTTAAGGTTGCAGCGTCTCCGACCATTAAGTCCGAAAATGGAGTCTCTAAAGTACCCAAGTCAGTTACTAAAGTCATTGCCATTGCCTCACGTGTGTTTGTTACGGCTGTCGCTGTCCCAGCTAAAACCGCCATCGCTAAAGCCATTCGGCTTAATAAAGGTTTGTTCATTTCATTTTGTTTTTGTGTATAAATAAGCGCAACCGCGCGCGCCGTTTCTTTTTGCGTAATTGTTGACGCGAATTTCATTTTAATACATTGCTCAGGTGTTAAAGCCGTTTCGATTGCCATAAGTCCGCTAATTGCTTCCTTGCTGACTCCCGTCGCTTTAACATACATATTGATTAATTCGCTTTCAGTTTCTTTTATCGAATCCGCTAAACTTTGAAGCTGCGAAGCGTCACCGCTTACACTTTGCAAAAAAGGATTATGGATTAAATAATTGCAACCTTCTTGAATCATTCTATTTTGAAGCGGAACGCTCAAATGTATAGCCGTCGCAATTGAAGCACATTGATTTTCTGCAATTGTAAAGCAATTTTTTAACGAGCCTAAAAATTCGGCTATTGAATTACCTACCGAAACAAAACCCCCGCAACTATCAATGTGTACGTGTATGTTTTCAACGTCTCCAAATTCGGCAACCTGAGAAACTACGTCGATTAATTCAACGCCTTTTTGAGTTACCACGCCGTTATCGTCGTAAGTGTTCCCTATTTGTCCATTAATATAAACGTGTCCTGTCATAGTTACAAAACTATTTCTTAAATTCGGCGAAAAATTAACCCACTTTTTACAATTATGGAATTAATACACGTTTTAGGAATGGGCGAAAGCCTGAGCGAATATAAGCCCGACGGTTGCACAACGATAGGTGTCAACGATATACACGGCAAAATTAAAACCGATTTTGTCGTTTGCGTTGATATTCCAACGGCTTTTAATAGTGAGCGTTTAGCGATCTTAAAAAGTACAAATTGCGAGGGCTTTTATTCCCAGCTTGACGAGTGGTCTTTTATACCAAACTTTAACAAAATAGAATTTAATAGGGGTCGGGGTTTTGTATCTGAAATTGATAATAATAAATTTTGCTATTCAAATAATAGTACTTACGTCGCTGTAATCCTAGCTTTTAAAATGGGGGCGAAATGTATCGTTTTACACGGCGCCGACTTTCAAACGCATAAACATTTTAAAGGCAATTCAAAAGACAAGGCGTTAACAGATTTTAAAGAGCTTAAAAAAGCGTTAAACGCTCGCGGGGTGTCTTTGTATGTCGGCTCAAGTTTCAGCGCTTTGTCTGCATTTTTACCGATATGGACGAATAGAAATTAAAACTGTCGCGCTCAATACATTTCAAAAATGTTAAATCTTTATCGTCGTTTTTGTATCGCATTGAATTGTGACCATTGCCACCGCAAAGCCCGACGCCATGTTTTATTCCTAAAGACAAAAAATTATAAGGGGTGAAGGTTTTACCGTTTAAATTTTCCCAAAGATAAATATCTAAATAAATTAAATCGTCGGCTGGAAAATCAAAAACAGCGTTACAATTTATTAAAGTATTCATTAAAGAAGCCCGCCCCGAATGTTTTAAAACGTTGTATTTTCTTTGTCCTAAATGATAGTAAATAGTTTGATTTGTCCCGAAGATGTCAGGACGTCCCGAATTATTCCAATTTTCTGAAAGTGTTTGAATATACTCTTTAGAATAATAATCGTCGTTTTCCATTATTAAAACGCAATCGCACCCCTGAGCCTTCAAAGAGTGAAACCCTTTTTTAACTCTTTGGGTTAAATCAACGCTTTTACTTAACGGCTCGTAATTTACCAGCTCGATAAAGTCAGGGTAACGGGTTTGATTACCGACCATTAAAAGACAGTGATTTAAAAAGTCTTTTCGGTCTCGTCTGTCAGGAATTAAAACGCCTATAACCATTCATTCTTTATACAAAAATTCATAGTGTCGCCAGTTTTAAACGCTTCAAAATCTTTAGCCCCTAAAAGTTCACCGATATACTGATCGCTATTTTTATAATTCGAAAAGCCTAAACGAATAACAACATCTTTTAACGGGTTTTTAATCCAAAGGGGCGAAGCTGAAATATAATTAAAATCGTTATTAAATTTAAAATAGCTTTGAATGATTACATTTCGACCATTGAAAAAAGAAACAACGCTTTCGCCCTCAATGATTAAAAAGATAGCCGTATTTGTTTTGTTTAACCCTTTGAAAATTCTCTTTAATCCTTTTGAATTGAAAAAAAGAATGTCCCCATTTTTTAAATACTCATTTTTCATAATTTTTATTTTTGTTAAAGGTATTATTTTATTTCTGTTACAATAAAGTTCATTGCGTCAATCGTTGCGTTTCTCGCGCCGCTTGTATTTGTTGCGTGAATTTCTAAGTAATCCCCCGCAACGTGTGAAACAACGCAAGCGAAAGCCACGTTTTCAGCTCGTCCCGCAGCGTTTGCCGTTGCTTTAGTTTTTGAGGGTGTTCTAACTGCATTTAAAACGCTATCAAAAAATCCAAATTGATAAACATCGTTTGCCGTTCCATTGAAAGAAAGAACGCATTGAATCAAATACTTTCGTGTTACAGTAGCATCATTTGTTAATCTATTATCTGAAGGCATTAAATACTTTGCATTGTCCGCACTTGCCGTTGTTGTTCCTGCTACCTTATAAAAGGTATTTTGAACTGATATAGTTGTAGCCGTTGCGTTGCCTTGCATATAAATTTGACCATTTACGGCTGTATTTGTAACCCCAACGCAATTAATAAACAACGCTTTATTAGATGTTTGAGTAACTCCCGTTATGTACGTCCCACCCCCTGCAAAGTTTGCCGTATCTAATATGTATCGCTCATCTGAAATTGTTGCACTTGCATTTACATTTATACCAGTTTCACCGCTTAGCACAACAAACGAAGTATAAATAATTCTAAAACGTCTTGAAACTGTTAACGTTGCTGGTAATATAATAGCCGTATTTGCAGCGTTACAATCAATCAAACATTGAGATATTCCGATAGTTCCGATAGCACCATCAAACGTTAACCCACCCGAATTAAGAAATGCACAATCCTGCATTATAAAATTTGAATAGTCTTTAATAGTTCCAATAACAGCGCAATCAGTAAAGTTTACACCGAACCAATCTAAAGCCGTTGTAGTTCCATCACCATCTAAATTTAAAGTTAGGTCCGCTTCTATTGTCAAGTTTCGAATAGGTAAAGAATAATTTGAAGTTATCAAAGCCGAAACAAGCCCCGTCGATTTAATACGGCAATTTTCAGACGAGCCACCAATTAAAACGGTATTGACACCGCATAAAAGACGGTCGCCCGTCAAATCAATTTCTGAGGTTATGAAATAAGTTACATTATCTTCTAAGGTAATAACGCCAGTTTGAGCCGCTGGAAAATTTGATTTTTCCGCAATAAATTTAATCGTGTTTGCAACGCTCCCGCCCGTTGCCGTATTAAAACCCGTATTACTGGAATACCAACTATTAAAAGCTTCTTGACTTGCGTAAGCGTCCCCGAACTCATCTTTAATATCTGAAAAATCAATGTTAATTATTCCTATATCGTCCGATTGAATCGTATAGCTTGACGCGTTTTCTGTTGACCTTGTTATTTTAACTTGAGCCGAATGTTCGCTTTTTAGTAAATCGCTTGACTCATCAACTAAATTAATGTAATTGCCTTGTTTATAAATTTTCATTCTTTGAATTTTTTAAGTATTAAATAAACTGTCTTTTCTGAAACGTCGAAAACGTCCCCTATATCTGTTATCGCTTGAGTCTTTTTAACTCCCTTATTTATTTGTAAATTGTAAGCGTGGTAAATTTTACGCCACTTAATAACCGACGGCGAAACGAGTCCCGAATGTACCAACTCCCTTAATTCTCCGTTGTCGTGTAATTTATCTAAAAGTTCAATTTTCATAGTACAAATATATTAAAAATTTGCTCGGTCGGTAACCCTTGACAAATTGCCCTGAGCGCTATTTATGTCCTGTACTAAAACAACGGGCGACGGAATCAAACTAAAGGCTTGTATTAATTGGTTTTGAGTGTTAAATTTATCGTCGATAGGTTGCGAAAGCCCCGAAGCGATAGCCCCACCCCCTGCGAATTTCATTAAACCGCCTTTCTCCATTAATGGAACACCACCCCCCATTTGATTAATATCTGAGAGCCTCGATAACATACCAGTCGAACGCTTGTTTATAATAACAAACGCCTCATCTTTTTCAACTTCAATCTGTGTACCGTCGTCAAAGGTTCCGCGCGTCCCCCCTTCGGCGTGTGATTTGCCCCCGAAAATTCCACCTTTAGCAAATTTCGGCGTCGGTTGCGAAGCGATCAAAGCAATTTGTACCGCTCCCAAAGCCCCAGCAATTCCAGCCAAAACCAAACCAGCGGGCGGCGGTGCGGCTAAAGCGCTAACAACCCCAACGGCTGCGGCTATTGTCGCACTAATTAATTGACTTGCTTTATTTTGTTTAAATGCTTTCTCTTTTAAGGCGCTTTCTTTGGCGTTAAAAGATGAACTCAAGGCGCTCATTTGCCCGTCGAACTGAGCTTGAGTTATTAAATTGTTTGCGAGCTGGTCGTTTAATAATTTGCTTTTTGCATCGAACTTGTTTTGTTCGTCAATCAGTTCTTGAGCGTTTTGATTTTGTGCAATTTGAAAAAGAGAATCCGAAAGCTGTCCAGCCGTGTTAAGCGCAACGGTTGCTTTGTTTGCTGTCTCAGTACTTAAAATTGCCGTTGCTTCTTCGCTTTTTGTTTTGCTGTTTGCGAAGGTTTCGTTATGAATATTTTGAATTGCTAATTCAGACTCTTTTGCAATCTTTATTTTTTGTGCTGCTGTTAAATTTGCGTTCTCAAGTTCCAAAGCCGCTAAAGCTTCTATTTGGTGTATCTTTGCAAATTGAAGATTTGACCACGCATTAAATTCGCCTTCGCTACCTTTGACCTTTGCTAATTCCAATTCCGCACTTATTACTTCAATTTCTGCGGCGGTTCTTTTTTCGTCTTTTACTTTTTGGGCGTTTAAATCCTTTTCAGTTTTTGCCGTTGCGGCGTTCCTGTCTTTTTTCTTTTGTTCATAATCCGTATCAATTGCCGCAAGTTCTAAAACTTGGTTTGCTTTCAAATCTTTTATTACTTCTTTTTGTCCTTTGGCATCCTCAATTTCACGTTTATAACTTTCGTTTAAATTTGCTTTGTCCTGCTCCTTTGCTTTTAAATCCAGCGCCGTTAATTCTTCGTTCTTTTCCTTTTCAAGTCTTAAAAGTTCTTCGTTGTTTTCTTCGGCTGTGTCAGTTAAAAACTTATATTTTGCCTCAATTGCCTTTTCTTCGTTTTCAATCGTTAAATCGGTGTTCTCGAGTAATAAATCTTTTATTCGACGCTCTAAAGCTATTCGGTCGTCATGTGCTTTTTGTGCTGCAGCTATTCGTTTGTCCTGAGCTGCTTTTTCTTCTTCGGCTATTTGGTTATTAATTTCTCTTTGTTGTTGTTTGTAACGTTCGTTAAATGTTTGCTGGTTAAAATATAAATCGTTTGCCTCTTTAATGTGGTTATCAATTTTTTCTTGAATTGCTTCTTTGTCCTCTTTTGTTTCTGCTAGTCTTTTTTTCTTTACAAGTGAGGTTACCGCTTGAATCTGTAAAGCCCGTTCGTTTATTTCGTTTTGGTGCTCATCTCTTAAAGCTTTGAGTTTTAAGTTTCCGATTTCTTTTGTCGATTTGCCCTCAAGTTCCGCGCGTTTTATAACCAAGTCGCTTATTTCTTTGGCTCTTTTAGCTTGCAAATCCATAGCTTCAATATTTTTTTCAATCGCTTTTGTGTGCGCTTGTTGTGCCTCAACGGCTTCTTGTTTTACTGAGTCACTCCACATTTTTAAAGCTACTCCAATAGCTACAATTGCGCCGACCATTAAAAATAAAGGGTTCATTAAAATAGCTTTACCCAAACTCAAAAGACTTGAGCCCATATCTTTTAAACCTCCAATAACTTCTTTAAAAGTCATTCCCTTTGAGATAACAGCCATTTGCTTCATTTTCTCAGAAACGCCCGCAAAGTCCATATTTTCAAGGTCGCCTTTAATGAGCCCCATGTTATTAGATAACTTTTCAAAGCCCGTGCCACCGCTTGACGCTTTTACGTTTTCGTTAACCTCTTTTATTTTGTCCCCTAATTTACCCGCTTTCTCGCTGGCTTGTTGGTATTCGTCAGAACCAGCATCAAGCCCGACCATTTCGCCTTTTAGGTTTTTTAATTCCTTTTTTAATTCAGCAAGTGAACCCGCATAATTTCCAACGTTTCGGCGGTTGTCACCTATTGCGCTTTCTTGGTCTTTTAAAGCGTCCGAAATTCCTTTTATTTCGCTTTGCATTTTACCGCCAATGTCGGCATTTTCCCGCTGCTCTTTACTCAAAGCATTGTAAGCTATAGTTGCCGCGCTTAGTTGCTCTCTCATGTCATTGATTGAGCCCGAATTATTACGCGTTGTATTTTCGTTTAATTGTAAAGCCTTAACCGAGTCAGTTAATTGTTTATTGTATTGCTTTACTTCGGCTTGAGCTTTCTTGTATTCAATAGTATTAACCCCCTGAGCGTCTTTTATTGACTTGAGAGCTGGGACAAGTTGTTTTAATTTGTTTTCGGCTTCGGTTGCGTTCTTTTGAAGTCCCGCAACGTCTAATTCAACTTTTAATAAAATTATTTTCTCTTCGCTCATAGTCGTATAAATTCGCAACGGGTCGCCCCGCCTTTGTAGTTTTCAATTTTGTTAATATAAAAATAGCCGTCAATATTGCGATCAATCAATTTTAAATAAATCGGAATTGAAAAGTCAAGTTCTTGAATCTCGATAGCGGTTAAATTCACACTCAAAACAATAAATTTTGTTTGGTCAAGAATCGAAATTAAAGTTTCGTAATACTCAGGAATCAAAACATCGAAACCAATAAACCGAGCAAAGGGAATATTATTTGTTAAATTCAAAGAATCCACCCCGTCCGTGAAATTTACACTGAATGAAGTGTCTTGTATTTCTGAATTTAAAAGTCGGTAGGTCGGTTTTTGCCAAAGCGTCGCGCTGTTTATTGCTTTAATGTTTGGGATATTATAACCTAAATATCTATTTTCTTGTTCGGTTGCTGAATGGTTTATTTGTATTACTGTTTTTTCTTTGTCTAGGTTTTCGTTATCAACTTCAAAGAATGAATCCCCGAGAAACTCGGTTACTTCTTTGTCGGGTTTAAATCGAGCGTAGTTTTTTTGTGCATAGTTCCCAAACAAATACTGTAATTTATATTCAGTCGAAACAACTTTACTACTCCAATCTTTAGCTATTGCCTTATTTGTGTTCAAATCTTCAAAGAAATTAAATGAAACCTCTTTTGTGTAGTTGTTTGTTTGAATGATTAAGCCCCTTAAATTTAAGATGTCTTTTAAAACGTCCTTTACTTTCATTCGGAATAAATCCCTAAAGCGCATAGGTGTACCGAAAGCAATTAACAAAGTCGGTGTATGTTTAAAAACGCTTTCGATTTCGTACATTGTAATCGTTGTGTCTTGGTCGTCAAAAGAAGCAATATACAATTTATGGACACAAAAATAAACTTCGCCCGCATCGAGTTGTATTTCGTCAGTTTCAACCGAAACAACAAAATCATTTTCCCCAACAAACCCAGTACTATATTGAGTTGTAACGGTTTCGCTTGTTATTTCTGCGAGCACTTCATTATCTGAGAATCTTTTAATTTGAGTAACTACATAAAACGACTCTTCGTCGTCCCAGCCTGTCGCGCTCACGGTGTTAATATGCTGCCAAATAAAGTTATATTGAGAAACAAAAGTAAGTTTTCCGATATGCGTATCTGTGGGTGAATAGTTGTTACTTAAAAAGTCCGTGTCAAATACGTTTTGAACTGGGAAAAATTGCGCTATTGTCACGCCTGAGCCTTGTCCGATAAACAACTCCCCGAGTTCATTATAAACATAAACCGACGGGGCTAAACTTGCTTCGGTTTCTTCTTGACTAATATACAAGGGGTTGACTGTAAAACTGTCAGGTGTCAAAATCATTGTTAAATGATCGCTGCTATCAAAATACGAACCCGTAAAAGTGTAACCCGTGAAAGTTTCAAGCCTATCAAACATTTTTGAAATAACGGCGCAAGGTATTAAAGCCTGAGCGTTGACGGTTGGAACTGTAAAGAACGTGTCTATATCGCTTCGAAAGTCAACGGCTGGATAATGAAAATATAAATCTAAATTTCGGGCGTCAACGATATTGTCAAGTGTCCAGTCATAAACCTCATCGTCGGCGTATAATTCCCCGACCGCCGTGTCTCCTAATTTTATAGATAAATCAACGTTTCCCCCGACAATTTCAATTGAATAACTGTTATTTGTTGAACTGATAATATACGCGCTCCCTTCGCTTATTATTTCAATCCCGCCGTCCTTAAAAGTAGCGGTTAATTTTTCGTAAGGTAAAGAACTGGACGAGGTTACTAAGTTCGAATGTTCTAATTTTTCGGCGTTGTTTTGAGTGTTTGGAACTAAAAAAGTATTTGTCGTTGTACCTTGTCTATTTTGAAGTTCTCCGATATTATTCGCTTGAAACGTAACACCGATTTTTGAATCTTCGCCCAAATCAATTCGTTTGCCGTTTATTAATAGCTCTTTCATCGAGAAACATTGTTTAAGGGGTCAAGCTCAAAAGTTATTTCTAAGTCGGTTTTAAATTGATTTGTATTGTATAGTTTAAACGAACCTTGTAACGGTCTTACAGTTTGCCAAACAGGCGCAACCGAAGCGCTCACGGTGTCAATGTTCATTAATAATTCAACGCAAGGCGAAAAAAGCAAAGTTTTAATCCCTTCAATGTCCTCAATGTCAACGTAAGCAAAACAAACTAATAAAGGCGTGGCATCTTTGGACACTTCTAAAATACGACCTCTCGAGTTTTCAATATCAATATCGTACGGCTCAATCGTTCCATTGCTTTGAGTTACAAGTGCTTTTGTTTGCACCTTTTCAAATATCCAATGTTCGCGCCCTCCGTAGTTATTAACCCACGAAATGAAAACAGGGCTTGTTTTGCACTCCCTATCAATTTTCATTGTTTTAATTTCTGTTACTATCATTTTGTAGGTCGTATTGAGTAAGGCGCTTCGACTGGACGGAATGGATTAAACAGCCCGCCCGTTGAATAACCGCCGCTCCCTTCGGTTGGGCTTAAAGTTGTAACGCTTCCAGTCTCGAGCCAAACATCAACCGTTTTAACCGTTGAATCATAACCGCCTTTTAACATTAATCTATTCGAAAAAAATCTTTGAGTCATAGAAATATCGTCGCTTGTCGTTCCTGTTTGGGTTCCGTTAATGTCCCGAGTAATTTCACGTCGAATAACTTGGTAGTTTAATAAATTATCTGAGTAAATAAAATTCAAACTGAAAGGATAATTTAAAAAATAAGTCGGGCGATCAAACACACTTTGAAACTTTGCTTTTGCCGTTCGGTCGTTGTCATAGGTCGGTGTAAAATCCCCCATATTTGAGCCGTAAGCTTCTTGAATTTGCTTTGCTGAATTTGTCCAGTAGTTTAACCCTGAGATAACCGAAAAGCCGCCGACAATTCCATTATAAGCCTCTCGGTATTGTATTGAAAATTTAGAACCTTCGCCCGCTTGCTTCTTGTTTATTTGATTATAAAGAAAATTATTTTTAAAGATAACCGCCGTTTTTAACCATTGTTGAACATTGACCGTAGCTTTTCCCGTTAAATCTGTTTTGTTCTTTTGTAGCCCTAGATTTACATAGGTGTTTGAATCGTCAACGTTTAATATTTTTGTTTCAATATAATAGTTTTTATAAGCATCGACCCAGTTTAACCCGCCGCCGTAAACTGTCCCCGTTACCGTTCCGTCAGTTGTTAACCAAAGCCCGTCTATTGCGGTAATCGTCCACGTGTATTTCTGAGTTCCCGAAAAGTAATAGACACTTTGACCAACTTCGACAAGGGCGGGAATCGTTGTCGCCATTCTCAATTGAACAAAACCCAAATAATTGAGCCTTTTAAGATTTACCGCCGCATCTTTTCGCTGCAACTCAAAAACAATAGGCTGGTGGACACTATTCCATTTTGTCAAATGTCCATTAATTGATTTTTCGGGACGTGTCAATATTGTTACACTCATCTTATATTTATGTTTTGAATCTCGGTTAAATACTTTTCACCGAATAAATTTAGTAAATTATTTAATCGGTTGTCTGTTATAATCGTTTCAAAGATGTTATTACCGCCGCCACGTTGGTAAAGCAAGTCGCCTTTTTTGTGCATACTTTTACTCATTGCAAACGATAAACTTTCTAAACTTGGTATGTTTCCCGCCTTGTTTGCTCTCGGTGTTATTCCTTTTGATTTAATCCACTCTAAAAGAATCTTTTGAAGGTTTGGAGTTCCAGCCCTAGCGTTTGAACTTGTCGGGCGGCGCCCGTCGATTAAGGTTGTAATATAAGGACTTGCGTAAATGGTTAAACTTGTTTCTGTTATTTCGGACTCAATAGAGGGCGCGAAACGTTTTGAAACACTTTGAAGCGCTGGGACGATTACGTCGGCGAATTGCTTTAGTATTTCAGCATCCGAAGCCATTAAACAAAAAGTAAAATAGTGAGTCCAATAAATAAACAAATGATAACTATCTGAGCGATTTTAAACCGTCTTTTTTCTTTTAGTTTTCGGCGGTGTTTTAATTCGCTGTCGTAAAAATTATTTAAAATTCCTTTTGCTTTTGCGGGGTCGTTTAATCTTCTGACTAAAGCGTTTTTTTGTTGGCGGCTTAACATACGGAATCAGCATTAACAAGGGTTACAGTAAAAGGCATAATTACGCCCGACACGTTGCAATTAAAAAGGTTTTCAACTTGGTAACATTCGCCGACCGTCCAGCTCTTTATGTTATCGGTGTCGTTGTCGATTAAGATTTCAAAATTTCTTTGAGCCTCTTCGGCAAGTTCAAACACTTCATATTTTTCAAGTGGTGTATCGTCCAGTTGTGATTTGTACAAAAACAATGCAGCGAGAAAATACGTTTTTTCTTTGTAGCCAGTTTGTGACGTGACCGTTTTATAACGTATAGGCATATCCAAATAAACGGCTGGTAACGTTTCCTCGTCCGCTGTTATGTTTTGCCAGTCTTTGTCTCCGTGTAAAAATGCGAATGTGTCGCCGTTTGCATCCATTTGAGCAACTAAAGCGCTAATCGTTTGTTGAATCATTTTATTTGTTTTGCATTATTTCGGTGTAAGCCTTTTCAAACTTAGTTGTTAAATTTGATTTATACAAAATTAAGAAAATTAAATCGTATTTCAACCCTTCGACTTCTTGGTGGGTGTATGCATACTTTGAAGCGATCAAATCAATTGTATTAAAATCCCCTAAAACGTTAAAGTTTTCAATTCCCGCCGCCTTTTGTTCATAACTTATATCTGACTTGAGTAAATCGTTTTCTTTTTCAATGATTATTTTAAGCCTGTTAAAGATATACTTAACACACGAATAAACACTTTCGACGTCAAGCTCTTTTAAAACGTCCTCAATGTCTTTTAAACGCAAAGAATCAAAGTCTTTACCCTCAAGAATCGGTTGTAAATACGTTGAAAGTATTTGTAAGGGGTTATTTTTTGCGATTGCAGCGCTTGAAATAATCTTTTGCCCGTATGTGCATTGTCCTAGACTTTCGGGTAACGTGTAAAATTCGCCGTCTATTTGTATTGTGTCGCTTTCTTCGGCAACTTCTAACGGGTCGGTGTGTAAAAAAGATAAACACTCAGGGATTAACGATAAATCCAGCATTGACAATTCAATTGCGTTTAACCCTGTTAAGTTCTCGAGTAGTAATAATTCATTTTGAGCGTTCTCAATAAGAAAGTTTAAATCTTTTACTTTCAAATCCGCATAACTTGACGGGATTTCGAAGCTTTTTAGTTTGCTTTTGAATTTTATCATAATAAACGGCTTGTCGGTTTTGATATTCGGGGTTTAAGTTCAAAATAAAAGCGCATCATTATACTGTCCCAATGGTCGGGGCTTCGTCCTATGTTTGCTTTGATAACATCTTTTGAGACAATACCGATACGCCCGTCTTTGTCAATGTCCTTGAGCTTTATTTGCTCCATTTCTTCGCCTATAATATCACGGGTTATTCCTTGCGTATTTGTTTCGCCTGTTTGTCGGGCTTGAATCTTTTGAGCCATTGACACGCTGCATTGTGATTTTAGATTTTCGTAGTTTTCGCCGTTTAAAGCCTTTGAATTATTAACGAACCCGTCACATCTTAAAACATCGACAAGCCCGCCCCCGACGCCGTCCTCGTCCGCTACCGTGTGACTGTTTGATATTGAGTGTTTGGCTTGTAAAGTCCTGACAATTGCCGCCAGTTGGGTTATTGTATTCTTATCAATTTCGACAACCTCAATACAAAGCCAGCCGAACCAAACCCGAATAACTGACTTGTCCCGACCTTTTCGCGCAACGTCAATTGTAATATACTTTTTACCGGTAGGTAACAAATGGACGGGGTTAAAATAGTCAGTTATTGCGTCTTGGTCAATTAATGTACTCGGGTCGTCGTCGTATTCCCAGTTACCATAATAAAGACGCTCACGGCTGTTTTTATCTAATTGCAAAAGACTTTCTAAATACGACGGCGGGAGGTGCGGGTTATCTGTTGGTAAAGCTTGAATAAACTTTCGATATGGTTTCAAAGATTTTGCCATGCTCGGTTTATAAAATTCTTTGTAAGTCCAATTTTTGGCGGGGTTGCAACTCCCTAAAAGTTTAGGTATTAAATTAAACTCATCTAATTTGTAACGAATACGACTTTTAACTGTTTGCCACGCTTTAAATGTCACTTGGTTACATTCGTCAATAAAAGCGCCCGTAATCTCAAGCGACCCCAAAGAATCAAAAAGGGGGTCACTAGGATATAGAAACAAATCTTTTAAAAGAATTTCAGAACCATTTTTAAAGTAAATGATATTTGATTGAGCGTTAAAAGTGAATTGATCGCTTACATTTAATTCGCTTGCGACCTCAAAGAATGTGTTTAAGGTTGTTTCTTTGAGGGCTTTTAATTTACTACGCCCCATTAACCAACGTGAACCCGCATAAGTTTGGCAACCTTCAATTAACCAAAGGCAACCGTAAGCGGTTTTCCCGCCACCAGCTAAAATCTCCCCCACCTAATTAAATAAGCGGGGGATAAAAGGCAGCGCCCCCATAGAGTAACTCTGTGGTAGTGCTGTCTTTCATATAAAACGTTGCGTGTTCTTGCTTCAATAATAATTTCATTTCCAACTTTTAAAACTTAAAACGTCCTTAATACAATTTTCCGTAACGTTAAACTTTTCAGCTAACATTTTTCTTGTAAAAATTCGGGGTTTAAATAACTCTCTAATTTGTAAAACTTGCTCGACTTTTAATTTAGCCATACCGTTTAACTCCCCTTTTTTCGGGTTTATGTTTATTGATTTCTCACTATTTTGGAATGAGAAAATATTATTTTTAATAGCGTGTTGCGTGTTCTCTTTGTGTGTGCACCATTCTAAATTTAAAACCCTATTATCTGATTTTACACAATTTATGTGATTGACACAAGGCTTGTTTTGCGGGTTCTCAATAAACGCTTGAGCTACTAACCTGTGAACTTTTTTAGTTTGCAACTTTTTATTGATCATTAATCCAACTCTCAAATAACCCTTTTTGTCGGTTGCTGGTTTTAGCTTGTTATTAGACAAGCCGTAAACATTACCTAATTTATCTATTTTGTAATTTGTGTTTAAAATGCTTTTCATAAAAACAAATATAACTATTTTAAATTAACGGGGGTTCTTGCGTGCATAAAATTACTCAATTACTTTTATTTCTTCGGTTTGGTTAGGGTCAATTCCTGAGCCTAAAGATACTACATTATGCACAACCTGTAACGGGTTTTCCTTGTCCCCTGAGATTGTCGTTTTGTCCCCGTATTTTGTAGGGTTTAATTTTCCTAAAATCCATTTCCTAGCGTCAATTTTTAAACGTGACCTGTTTACAAATTCAAAGTTTTCACATTCGTACTCGTTGCCCGACTTGCTTTTTTTAATTATCTTATCCTGTGAGCTGTCGTCTGCTATCTCAATTATTTCATCAAAAATTAAAGCCTCTCTTTGCTCGCACGCGCGCGTGTAAGCTAATTTTGTGAATTGAGGGCTTTCCTCGTCCTTTGCATCAATTCCAAAGTCTAGCCACTTGTAAAATGTTTCAGAGCTTATTTTATTGTTCTTTAATGCTTTAACCAAAGAAAACCCATTTTCTCGAATTAAAAATATTACGTTTTCAAACCTTTGTTTATCTGTCAACTTGACTAACTTAGTAACCCCTGTTTTTTTAACTGGCTTTTTTCTTGGTGCTATCTTTACGGCTTTAGCCGTCGCGGTTTTTTTTATTGGTTTGTCCATATC